AAGAAACCAAACTCATATTCGCAGAAGAGGTAGACAACTACTGATGTACTTTTCACTAATTCCAAACATCGAATACGATGAGAAACCAATCAGTTATCCTTTCTCTGAATCTGATTTTGTAACTGCGAAGAATTTCTTTCGTAGATATAGAATCAATGAGGATGTATTCTCCTATGCAGTGTTCTTTAATAAGTATGTTATTCAAGATGGTGACCGTCCTGATGTAGTTGCAGACAAAGTATATGGTAATCCATTTTATGATTGGGTTATATTACTAACAAATAATATGGTCAACTCTACTTACGATTGGCCAATGACAAATGCAGAACTTAATAAAGTATTAGAGTCAGAGTTTGATGATCCATTAGGAACTATCACATACTATGAAACATATGATGTTGGTCACTACACTGCTGGTATGCATGTAGATGAGACTTTCTATAATAAAACTCATAAGTTAAACATAGATGGTAACATGACATTAAAAAATGGCAACGAGGTTTGCCGCCCCGTTACCATTGCTGAACATTATACTAAAGAGAATGAGAAGAAGAGAGAAATCTACTTACTCAAACCTGCATACTTTAAACAGTTTGTAGATGATTTCAGAAAGCAAAACTTCTACAAACAAGAAGACAATTACATTAGTAATAAATTAAAAAAATCTGGTTGACTTTTTCGGGCAAAAATTTGCCCGAATTTTTTTTGCAGTTTCATGGAATTGACTTTTTGATTTTGACTAGTAGTAGTCATCATCATTAGTATTCTTTTCTACCCACTCAGCATTGTTTCGACAGAATGCATCAGCATCTATTTCCATACGCCAGTGGGTGAGGGTATGAAGGGTTTGAATCAACACCATCATACCAATTAACAATACAGGCCCTGCCCATAAGGGATGCATCATTACTTCACCAGGATCTTTCACTTAGGGTTTGCCTGTCTTTACTTGTGTTTCAAGTATAGCATCTACGATGATCTTTTTCAACTGTCTACTCTTCTTTCTACCAAGACCAGCAGAGGTATCAATCTTAACTTTAACCCAGTAAAGACCGATCACTACGAGAGTGAATGGAATGGCATCTGCCCATGAGATCTCATTCCATGCTTGTACTACGTTCATATTATTCTTCTGCTAAACTAGCGAAGTATGATAGTGCATCATCATCTTCTACTACTGCTTCCTTCTTAACAGGAGATGGTGTTGGAGCACTCATCTTCTCACGGAATGAAGACTTGGCAGTTGATTCATTGAAACCATCACTTGCTTGATCGTAGTTGCTTGGTTCGTACTCTTCACTGTCAACAGAAGGACGTGAAGCACGTTGACCAACACCAAGAACAAGATTCAAACGCTGCTCAAGATCAGCATATGATTTGAACTGATCAGGTGCAGTGAATGCAGCAAGACTATGCTCTTGTTTCCAAGTTGCTTCAAGCACGTCATCGTCAGAACTTAAAGCACTAACAGCATCGAACTCGGAACTATCATAGTTCCAGAAACCTGCAACTTTCTTAATCTTTAACTTGAAGTTAGCACCTTCCCAAAGATCAAAGACATTAACCTTCTCTTCATCTTGGAACTCAGGTTGCATTGCTGCAAGGATCTTATCATGGATCTTCTTACCATACTTGTATAAGAATGTCTTGCCCTCGTACTCAGGGTGCTTTGGATCTTTCACAACATAGATGTTGCTGTAATACTGAAGCTTACGCTTCTGCTTACGAGCAGTCTCTTTGTCTGCATCATCACCGCTGTTCCAGAGACGGCGGTTCACTTCACCAACGGGATCCTTCTCGTTGCGGTCAAGTGTTGTACGTGAGTTCTCAATGTACCAACCACCTGGTCCTTGGAAGGCGTGAGAGTACAGTTTTGCCCAAGGAAGAGTCTCTCCCTCTGGTGCTGGTAGGAAACGAATAACTGCGTATCCATTTCCAGAAGCGTCAACCTCTGGTTTCCAGAATCGCTCATCAACATTCTTATTGCTGGATGATTTCTCTAATTCCTTCTGAAGGAAGTCAAAATTGGTCTGGGATTTACGCTTTAAATCTGCGAATGACATAGGATTTAATTGGATTTAATAGGATTTGGTTTGCTTGTTGCCCTATCACATGGACATTATAACAGACGAAGGGTCGGGCGTCAACCCTCTTTAGGAATTTCAGGAAAATTCGTATCGGGTGGACCTTCGCCGTTCTCATACCTTTGCTTAAGGTAAGTCACCTTTTCAATTAACTCATCAAACATATGTTCGATGGGTGTGTTGGGTGTAGCACCTAACATAACGACCCCTTGCTTCATAGTCTCTAGGACAGACTTCGCTTGGGGATCATCGCTAAGTTTGATGCGAGCATAAAAGATCTTCTGTTTTTCTATTAGTGTAGTGAGAGCATCAAAATATTCTAGTCTTCGCTCTTCATCTAGAAGAACAAAGTTCATGGCAGACCTGAAACAATACTGTTGCAGTTGAACCATCTCTTGAATGTCACCACGGACTAATTCGGACTGGAAGAAACTACTCATTACACTAACATTAATTTGGCACGACTTGTTTTTTTCATGAAGTTTAATTCTTGTGCTTCATGACGAAGTTTTTCTTTAAGAGGTTTGCTGATCAACTTGTTAACACTATCAAGTTCAATCTCATTGAGGTCACAGTAATGTATAACTGAATCAATGTAATTCATATCATGATTAGCATGATTAATCTTCTCCACCTCCTGCGAAAATCTCGCAGATGTCATAAATCTATCCTCTAGTAATTGTTTTTTCTCCATATTGTTCCTGGTATTCGTGGATGTAACTCATTAATTTAATAAAGTATTCTTTCTTAGGTGGAAGCACCTTAACTTGAGTTTCACCGTTCTCACAAGCAACAATAGTTACGAGTTGTTTAACTGACAACCCATATAGTTCTTGTAAACAGCAAGCATATGCTGTCTCCTGAACGAAGTAATCGTAAAGATAAGCCTCTCTCTTTGGTATCTCAGCAGTTTTAAAATCAATAATGGATAAGACTCCATCAAATTCTGCTATACAATCAACACGCCCCGCTACTTCAAGATGCTTAGAGTAGAGTGCTGCTTCCTGTAGATGTATATTATTTATACGGTCTAAATCAGGACGACTGTGCTGAAACATCAGTACAGGAAGGGGATGTGCCTTATACTTTTTCAAGTCTAAATCATTGTTGAGATAGTCTTCTACGATAGAATGATACTTAGTTCCTCTACCTGTAGCACGAGAAGTTTTAGCGTTTGCTGCTTTCTCTCCAACACGGGCTCGCCACTTAGCGATACCCGCTTTCTTCTTAGAGTTGTTACTAATCACTGTAGTAACTGATGGAAATTTACTTCCTTCAGGTGTAAGGTAAACACGTTTACCATTTACAGATTCAGCAACCATTTCAATAGGATCTAATCCTAAGTGCTTAAACAACTTCATAAACCTAAGTTTAGTTTACTAATGAGGTAAGACTTAACAAGACCAGACCTAACGATATCATCAATACCGAATTCAATTAAAGTAAACTCCTCCATCTGTTGTAAGATACGTTGGAAGTCTATGATGCCAGTACGTTCATTAGTCTTAATAAGATCTGTTTGAGCAGCATCACCACAGAAAATGATCTTGCTGTCCTGTCCAACACGAGTGATGATTGAATCAAGTTCGTGGAAGTTCAGGTTCTGTGCTTCATCAATGATAACAATAGCATTGTCTAATGTAGTACCACGTATGAAACTAGTAGACCAGAATGAAATAGTTTCCTGTGCCTTAAGATTATCATACAACATTTCATATGAATTGTCATCTGGCATCTCAAACATTGCTTGAACCATATTCTTATATGGTATCTGATAGAGAGAAGACTTATCTTCATGGTCACCAGGTAAGAAACCAATCTCCCTAGTTGCTACCAGTGATCGTACAATATAGATCTTTTCGTATGGGGTATCATCTCCCAAGACATCTTTAAGTGCCTTGTAGAGTGCGACAAAGGTCTTACCTGTACCTGCTACACCATAAGCATAGATCATCTTATCTGCATCCCATGCATCAAACATCACCTTCTGATTATCAGTCAGTGGTTCAATTGGAAGCATGTACTGTTCACTGATAGGTTTACGACGCTTGCGTTGCTTCGCAGTCATCCCCTGACCAGCGGATTTAGTTGTCTTCTTTCTAGGCATGTTAGTTATACTTTTGTGAGATACTATCGTTGGTTGGTGCTTTAGGAACAACTTTGTTCTTTATGATGTCATGGAAACCAGGATGAGTTTTCCTCATCTTGTCTCTCCACTCACCAACTTCTCCAGATGAAGGACAAGTAGAGGGATCACTCCAATCTCTTTTCCAATCAGGATTATCATTAGACCATTGATTCCATTCGGTCATGGTCATGCGAACCTCTTTTTGTTCGCCAGTTACTTTATTAATTACTGGATACGTTGGCATTTTCTTTTTTATTA